TTATGGAATATAGATAAACTTATATGGACAATCTCAGGACCTATTGATCAAGTTAGAAAAGCAAATCAAAGAGCAATTGATAGTTTAGAAAAATCTATAAAAGGTATAAAATATTATCTAGGAGATTTAGATGAGTTTCATGAGGACTTGCCTATACTAGTAAATCAAGGTTATGGAGATGCTCAAGATTTATATACTTACGGAAAAGAATATAAATTAAAGTCCGGAGAAGAATATATAGGACCATATCATGTACATCCTACAAAAGGTCCAATGGTAGGTGCTAAACATTCAGAAAATCCACATGAATATTTATTTCCTATATTTGATACAGAAAGTAACTATTAATTAGGTTTTTTGAAAATTTATTCTTATATTCATTGTAATGATTATTATAGAAAGTGATGTAGAGTTTGATAGGCTAAAAGAATCGTTAACAAAAACAGATTCATTTATTATACCAATGTTTTCAGATGTATATAAACATTCAAAGTATAATAATATAAGTTTTATTTATATTTGTTTATTAAATGATAATTTAGAATACATAGTACCGTTCAATCATACTGATTGTATAACCTTGGAAATAGAACGTCTAAACGAACTTACTAGTCCATGCGATATATATGTATTAGCTAAGAAACGCTTTGCAAATTTTTATGCCGGTAAATGTTATGATGCTGACCTAATGGCATGGTGGCAAACCAATCAAATGTTACCATTAAATGAAACAAATACCGCAGCTCATGACATATGGAATAGATGGTGGCACAATGAAACAGATACTAATAATTGGTTGCCTATAACAAGACATGCTGAAAGATGTACTAGCATGAAAGATATATTTTTAGATTTTTATAATAAATTTAAAATGACAGATGAGTTTCAAAAGTATGAATCATATGCAATATCAAATTTTTGGAGTATAGAACAAAATGGATTACAAGTAAATAAAAAAATATTTACAGATAAATTTCAAACAAATGGTATACATTCAAATAAAGTATTTACAGAATATAATTTGTATACTAGTACAGGTCGGCCATCAAATAAATACGGAGGAGTAAATTATGCTGCACTAAATAAAGAAGATGGTAGCAGAGAATCATTTGTTTCTAGATTTGAACAAGGCATGTTACTTGAATTTGATTATGATGCTTATCATGTAAGGCTAATAGCAGATATTATAGAATTTGATTTGCCAGAAGGATCCTTACATGAATATTTCGGTAAACAATATTTTGGAGTTGATAAGTTATCTCAAGAACAATATGAAGAATCTAAAAAAATTACATTCAGATTATTATATGGAGGTATAGATAAAGATTTTGCAAAGATTCCATTCTTTGGCGAAGTAAAAAATTATGTAAGTAGTTTATGGCGTGCATATAAACGATATGGTTTTGTTAAGACTGAATATTTCAAACGGCCTATGCACAAAGATAATTTAAGAGATATGAATCCAAACAAACTATTTAATTATCAATTGCAAGCATCGGAAACAGAACATAATATGTTGATATTAAATACATTAAATGATCATATGATAGACTTATCTAGTAAACTTATTCTTTATACATATGATTCATTTTTGTTTGATTATGATATGAAAGATGGAAAAGATACAATTTTATTACTAAAAGATATCATTTCTGAACAAGGTAAATATCCTGTTAAATTGAAAGCTGGCGTTAATTATAATGTTATGAAAGACATGACTTCCAAGGCCGTTTAATATTTATTAAAAAAAGTATGTCAATGGATACGAATAAAATAGTAAAAGAATGGTTTTATAGATTACCAAAAGGTTATGCATTAGCCCCTTATACAGATCAAGAATTAAAAGTGCTTAACGAAGTACTAAATGAAAATGGCCTGTCATTAGATGAAGATGTAGATATATTGGATCAAGCATTTTTAGATGCAAAACCAGTCAAAGAAGCAGTATCAGACGAAGAATTTATTCCATATTTAACTGACATCATGTCTAAAGAGGCAATGTTAGCACAGGCTCAAGTAAATACAATTTTAGCTACTTATGAAAAATTAAGTGAAAAAGAAAAAGAAGATTTTCAAAATAATTTACGTAAACAAAATTTAAATAAATTTATATCTTCTGGATGGAAAGTTTATGAAAAGTTTTTTGCGCCAATTGGCGAAACTAAAGGATTAGGTAGAGGAGAAATGCAAATCTTATTAGCAGTTGATGATACTGAAACAGGAGGTACTGGTAAAAAAGATATTGTAATGAAAGGCGGAGGAATGTATGAAGTTAAAGAATTAACTAAAAATTTTAACTTCGATCCAGCAAAAGACGGCATGGCAACAAAATTTGAACTAACATATACATTACAAGATTTTTATAGAGATACAGTTTCGCCTATGAGAGAAGCGCCATTAGGACCAGATTTATTTGAAACATTAAAACCATTGGTTGAAGAAAGTTCTTTAGATTCATTACAAAAATTAGTTGATACATTACAAGAATATTTTATACCTATACCAGATGAAAAAATAAGAATATTTAGAGAAGTATCATATGTGCCAATGTCAAATATGTATGAAGGTTTTGTATTATTAAATGAAATCTTTTACAAATCTAAATTGGATACAGACGTACAAGATTCTAGAGTTACAGTAAAATCAAAAGGAGATCAAGACACATTTTGGATTTCGGGCGATGATGCTGATAAAATATCAAAAGCATCAGGTAAACCAGATACAATATCTATAAATGTAGGAGATGAAATAGATGATGAAAATAAAAATGCAATGATATGGCTAAAAAGATTAGAAAGACATCCGTTTGTACAAGATCCTAATAAAATGGTACAAGAATTAAATAATATTACAAGATCATTCTTTCAAGGCGTAAAAGGATTAATTTGGTATTATTTAGGCAATCCGAAGCCTAATTTATCAAGTTCTACATCGGATTGGGTTATAACACATGTTACTAGAGGTAATTATAGATTTGCATTAAAAGAAAAATTAAATACATCTAAATACAAATATTTAGCAGTACAAGGATAAAATTGAAAACACAATTATTATGCACATTCGCACATAAGAAAGATTTGGATCTGATAGCAGACTATATCGCAACATCTTATACAGTTGCAGAACGCAGAATGTTTGTGTTTGCTGATGAAGAAAATAAAAATGATTTATATGTTACTTATAACGTAGAAGCAAAAAATTTTAAAAGAACACCAAATACAATTTCAATACATAGAAAAAAAGATAGTAATACATTATATACAGTTAACGCATTAAATGCCGTTATTAAAAATTTAAATAATGGAGTGTTAGATAAATCATTTGTAGTTGATTGGAGTAGATATGAAAATACATTATTGTTAACTAACGGCGATGATCTTAGACGTATTAATCTTGTATTAGTAAAAAGAATTGACTTATAATATTTATATAAAACTTTTTTTAACTTTTTTTGATAATCCTTAGGATAATAGAAAAAAAGTACTTATATTAACAAATAATAATTAATAATTAACAATTAAAAGGAGAAAACAATGGCAATTGACTTAGAAGCAATCAAGCGTAAACTCAATCAGTTACAAACCGTAGGAACAAGACAAAACAACCTATGGAAACCAGAACCAGGTAAACAAACAATCAGAATAGTACCTTATCAGCACGATAGAGCTAATCCATTCAGAGAATTATATTTTCATTACGATTTAGGTAAGAAAAATTATCTTTCTCCTGTAACACATGGAAAAGCTGATCCTGTAGTTGAATTTGCTGAAAAACTAAAAGCATCAGGCAATTCAGATGAATGGAAGTTAGGTAAAAAATTAGAACCTAAAATGAGAACTTATGTTCCTATCGTAGTAAGAGGTAAAGAATCTGAAGGCGTTAAGTTTTGGGGTTTTGGAAAAACTGTATATACAGAGTTGTTAGGAGTTATAGCAGATCCTGATTATGGTGATATATCTGATCCAATGAATGGAAGAGATGTTCTAGTAGAATTTACACCATCTGAAGGAGGAGGCTATCCTAAAACAGCAATTAGAGTAAAACCAAATGTTACACCATTAACAGAAGATAAAAATGTAGCAGAAATGGTAGCAAAGAATCAACCAGATTTATCTAATATATTCAAAGAGCCTTCTTATGATGAATTAAAAGAAGCTTTAGAAAATTGGTTAAATCCTGAAGATTCTGGAGAAGAACAATCAACTCAGCCTGTAGCAGAAGAAAAAGAAGTTGCACAAGTAAATAAAGTTGATGACGTATCTTCAGCATTCGATACATTATTTAACGATTAAAAGGTTATAATATGGCAAAATCAAAAAGTGAACTGGCAGATGATTTGGCTATTGAATTAGCAGATAACTTAAATAAGAAGTTTAAGAACACTGGATTCAAAGCAGCTTATTTTCTAGACAGTGATACAGATGCTCCAAGCGAAGTACGTGGATGGGTAGGTTCAGGTTCATCAATGCTTGATCTTGCAATATCAAATAGACCAGGCGGAGGATTTCCGGTAGGTCGTATAACAGAGATAACTGGATTAGAAGCTTCAGGTAAATCTTTATTAGCAGCACATGCGTTAGCCAATACACAAAAGGCAGGCGGCATGGCAGTATATATAGATACTGAAAATGCAGTTAGTAGAGAATTTTTAGAAGCAATAGGATTGGATCTAGAAAAAATGTTATATGTTCCTTTAGATACTATAGAGGATATATTTGAAGCAATAGAAAGTATAGTAGAATCTATAAGAAAATCAAACAAAGATAGATTGGTTACTATAGTAGTTGATTCTGTAATGGGAGCATCTACTAAAATTGAAATGGCTAAAGAATTTGATAAAGATGGATATGCAACATCCAAATCAATTATTCTTTCCAAGGCAATGAGAAAAGTAACTAACATGTTAGGACGTAACAAAATATGTTTGATATTTACTAATCAACTAAGAACGAGATTAGGAGTAGCATTTGGTGATCCATATACTACATCTGGAGGTAAAGCAATACCATTTCATTCTTCAGTAAGGTTACGATTAAAATCAGTTGGTCAAATCAAAGTTAAGAAAGATGGCGTAGATCAAGCTATTGGAATTAAAACTAGATGTCAAGTGGTTAAAAATAGAATGGGACCTCCATT